GTTCATTGACCCCGTGACTGGGCGTCGTTTTATGAACATTTACGAGGATTCTAAGACCGACGGTGTACTGCAAGGTGCATCGTCTATCACCAATGCATCCATTGCCTTCGGGGTTAATGGTAATCATATGAATGATGCTTCAATTGTCAGGATGTTCCATCTGTGGGGTAAGCGTAACAACGTCCCCACGGCGACAATTCATGATGCATTCTTCACTAACATTGGTGATGTAGCGGCCTCAAAACAAGCACTGCGCGAAGCCTACGCGACAGCTGCTGAGTCCAATACTATTAAGAACACTTTGGCGCAGATGCGCAAAGAAGGCCTTTCTGAAGCTTCCTATCGGGAGCTACTTGATAAGGCCAGGCAAGATGGTTTGATTGATCTACCTAATCGTATTACATCTAAGGATGTACTTGCGCCTATTCCGAAAGGAATGGATTGGTATGGGATCGGGCCGTAAAGCTCCTGCAATTTGTAATTCAGGAATTTAATTTTAGACTGTGTCAATAAGGAAACATATTATGTCTTTAGATAATCAAGACCAAAACAAATCACCCAGCCCAGAAGAAATTCAGAAGCAAATTGATGATGCTGTTGCTGAGCGCTTGGCTAAGTTGAAATCCAACCTGGATTCTGCTTATTCTTCGCGTGATGAGGCAGTTAAGAAGCTTGCCCAATTGGAAGCTGAAGCCAAAGACCGCGAGCTTAAGCAGCTTGAGGCCGAAGGTAAACACAAAGAAGTTGCTGAGATGAAACTGGTTGCTCTACAAGAGCAGCTTAGTATTAGCCAGAAGAAGATCACTGAACTTACGCGTGATGCTGCCGTTCGTGACTCACTTGTTGGCTTGGATTTCCGTAATGACCGTTCTCAACAGATGGCATATCGGGATGTCCTTGATCAGCTTGTTCAGGATTCCAATGGTAATTGGGTGCACAAAACTGGTGTTAGTATTAAAGATTTTGTGTCTTCCTTTAGTAAGGACGAGGAGAATTCCTTCTTGTTCAAGCCGAAGCAGTCTTCGGGTGGTGGATCGCAAGATCACCGTCAATCCGACGGTAAGCCACTTCAAAAGAAAATAACTGAGATGACTTCGCAGGAGCTGATTGCTGCAGCGCAAGCGGGACAACTCGGACAGTTCTCAATGTAACTCAAAAGGAAAATTTATAAATGATTTCTAATAACCTGTATCAGCCGGTCGCACTTGCCATTGGTGCCTATGTGGACCAACTGTATACCACCGCTAAACGCCTTACGACTAGCGCTGTTGTTGGTCAAGACGCCGTCATTAACGTTGATGGTGAGTCGTTCACCGGTCAAATGCGCTGGTATAAGCCGCTGTCGGCCAACATTAACGTTGCATCGTTGAGTGTTGCCACTGCTGGTACCTACACGGATATCGCTACGGATATCGCCAACTATATTAAGACGATGCGCACGTTCGGTGCTCAGCAGGTCAATCTGCAGAACATCGTTACCAAAGAAGACGGTCTGGCTAAGATTGCTCGTGATTTTGTGCAGGTTCGCTCGGATGACGAATCCAATGCCGCATTCAGTATGCTGTCCGGCGTGGCCGCTTACGAAGTGTCTCGCGGTTTGGGTGCTCAGGCTTTCTCGGATAACCTGGATCTGGCCACCAAAGGCTTCTTTGTGGACATTAACGACGTAGGCGTGTTCGGTGCCGCCGCTGTGTCCGCTGCCACTGCGCGTAAGCTGGTTGACGCTACGGCAACGGGCGCTGCTCGTGGTGAGCGTCTGTTCAAGGCTGTCGGCATGGCATTCAAAGACTATGAGCCTGAGTTCATGTATCTTGTGTGCACCCCTGAGGTGTTGGCTGAGTTGCGTGCTAGTAACTTGGTTGACCCTCTGCAGATCGTTGACGGTAACATCTCGTTCCAGACCATCTTCGGTGGTAAGTTCCGTTTGGTGCTGACGCGTGGTCATGAGCTGCACAACCAAGCTGCCAGCGCTAACGTTAACGACTTCAGCACGAAGACCAGCTACATCTGCATGCCCGGTGCAATCAGCTTTACGCCGATTAACCCGACGATTCCCGTCGAAGTGCAACGTAATGCCGAAGCCTATACGGGCGGTGGCCAGACCAACATCTGGTATCGCTATGGTTTCGTTATGCATCCGTATGGCTACCACTGGGCTGGTGCTACCACGGCTTTCGCTGCTAACGCTGGTTATGCCACCGCAGGCAGCTGGCTGCGTAAAGAGCAGGCGCTGAATCTCGGTATCCTCCCGATCTTCCACGCATAATGCCTTTAATCGTTGGCAATAACTCTTATGTGAGTGTGGCCGAGGCTGATGCCTACATGTCTACACGAATCGACAATGACGCATGGGCCAACGCAGCACCTATTGATAGAGAAAAAGCGCTGGTCACGGCCACAGCTATTGTTGATCAGTATCAATTTATTGGTATTGTGTCTAACAAGCTGCAGCTGCTGGCCTGGCCACGTGGATTTGCTGTATTCTACGATCCGTTCCTTGGGTACAACTCAGCGTTGGATTCAAGTGTAGTGCCTAGTAGGATTAAAGTTGCTGTCTTTGAGCAGGCTCTCCATTTATTGTTGAATGAGAATCTACTTGATGACACTGACGAGTCCTTCGAGCGTATCAAGATCGGCCCGCTGGAGATTGAGGATAAATCGGAATTCAAGGCCGCTAAGGTTAGTGGTATTGTGTTACGCAATTTACGTCCTCTGTTATCCAAGTCCGATAATGGTGCCACTGGGTTGTGGTGGAGGTCTAACTAATGACTGTGCGTAACCGCATGATCAAGGCCAGGGAACGAGCCTTCAAGAAGCTTGATTCCATGGCTGTTGATGTAGTGTTTTCCTCAAAGGACGCCATTCGGTATGACTACACCACGGGTATTACGTCGTATACACCGACAAACAATAAGGTTACACGTGGGTTTCTAATCCCAGTGAAGGAAGAGATGGGTGTCTCACAGGCTAATCCTGTGCACACTGCATTGTCCAACCTTATTGTGCGTACCGAGGATCTGATATCCACTTCCTACACCATTGCTACAATCAACGGGGTGATCTACCACTGCCGTAAAACAGAGGAAGATATCCTAGTTACTACATTGGAGCTCAGTGATGTACAGTGAGATACTATCAGATATATACGGCGTATTAGCTAACGTACCATATCGCACATTCCCTTCATCCTATCAAGGGCAATCAGGCGGTCCACCGTACATTCTCAGCACAGTACTGATGCCGAATGTTAAGGCAAATTCCTACAACATGTGCTGTAAGGAATTAAAAGGTATGTTAATACTTAGTATCTATGTGTCAAGCGACGCAGGTGAAAAGTTGATATACGAAATGGCCGACACAATAAACCCACTGATTGAGTGGCAGGTGCTACCGAATGGAACCCACCTACAGACCTCATCAATAGAAATAATAGGGCACGACGACATTAACCGTTCGTTATATCGTGCAGACTACAAAGTACCCTTCACACATTATGGAGCTTAACTAATGGCACTCCCCTCATCTCTTCAAGCCGGTGTCTACACCAGCCTCTCCTATAGCACTGCTAGCCCCGCAACGGTATCCGCAGCCGATACTGTCGCTGAATGCCTGGCAGTAATGGCAACCGCAGCCAACGTCAAGGAAGTCCCTTGCATTCGGGAATTCCCTGAGTTCGGCAATCCTGCCAACATCGTAAAGGTGCCTTGCTACGGTGCCAAGACCAGCCACCAAGTTTCCGGTCAAGCTGACAGTATGGACATGACGTTCACTGTCAACTATGTGCCCGGTGACGCAGTACTGGTTGATCTGCAATCGCGCGTAGGCGATGGTAATCTCTATGTGTTCCAAATTGGTATCTGCCAAGGCGAGCCCGTAGGTACTGCAGCCACTTCGGCTTTGATTGGCCAGAAGAAAGGCACTGCTGTTGCTGGTAATAACCCCAACGCATTGTTCTACTTCACCGGTAAAATTGCTGCAATGACGTACGGCACTTCGTTGACCGACTCTTTGACTACCAAATTGCACCTAACGATGGAAACCGATCTGCTCGGCCCAACTACTGTGTAATACACAATAAACCAAAGCCCAACCACTCCAAGCGCACAAAGAAACGCAAGGGATGGCCCTGGGCTTGGCCGGCCACCAACGGCGTCACCTGGACCAAACCTGGGCACCGTTGGGCCTGCCGCCAACATGGAACCAATTGAAAATGGATCTTGATAAATACCTAAATGATGCGCCTCCGTTCAGTATGGCGTATGTACTGCGTGTTACTAGTAAACATGTGGGTCGATCGATTGATATTAGCATTGACAAGACGTTCGGTCGTCTTAAAGATTTTA